CCTGGGCCCGGTTATGAGCAACAGATTTTCTCGGTTCTTCAGGTTTGGGTTCTTGAGGTTTTGCCTCAGGCGGTTTCTCCGGAGGCAATTCTTCTCCAGGTACTCCACCGATCTCAGGGGGAATTTCACCTGCAGGAGGTTGTTCTCCTTCAGGGGGTTTTTCTTCCAAAGGAACAATCTCTTCCTTGGGAATAAGGTCCTGAACTAACGTAACAATCTGTTCCGGTAGTTCTTGTTTCCCCTCTTCTTGAGGGATTTGTGGTTGTTGGTCAGGCATTGGTGTTCTCCAATGAACCCTGGCTTGCGCCAGGTTGCTCCTCAACTTCGGGTTGAGTACCGTCCCCAGGTTGCGGTTGAACTCCTCCAGGTTGGGGGCCTGAAGGTCCGTTGCCTTGCGGTGCGGGAGATTGACCCCCGAAAAGTTTCTGAAGAGCAGTAACAATCATTTCCAACTGCTGCTCTATCATTTCGATTTCTTTTTTCTGGTTCTGCATTTCACCAACGAGTTGTTGCATGACTGCAGCGTGGCCAGGGTCTTCATTAGTCGAAACAGATTCAGCTTTTTTCAAAGTCAATTCATCTTTTTTAATGTCAACTTCTTGTTGTTTGATTGCGAGTTCGCCTTCTTTGTTCTTTTGTGCGATCTCGAGATCAACCATTTTCTGTTGCATTATCGTCAGTTCTTGTTTCAACTGAGTAATGATTTGTTCTGCCTGTGTCTGCAGAGCGTTCAGATCTGGATTGTCGGGATTTTCACCTTCTTCGGCAGCAATGACCTGCAGCGGAAGAAGAGTTCTGAAACGTTTGGAAACCTTGTCTGCATCCTTGATGTCCATGTTCTTGACGAGCAAATCCATGATCAGATTGCCAGCCTGAGGGTTGGTATTCAAGATTACGGACAGAGTTTCCACTGCCCTCTCACGTCGGGTTTTGTCACCAGTACCAACATCAACTTCAACGTCGTAAACGCCGGATTGAATATCGAAGAATTTACGTTTTCCAGTTTTTTCCTCACTGTACTGCTTGTTCAGCCAGATAAGTTCTTCTTCACCATCGGCACCAAGGATACGGGCTGCACGAGGACCAGTGATGATTCTCGGGAGTTTGTCGAGAATGATCTTACCACCTTGTTTGATACCGATTACGACGTTATCAAGGAAATCAAAGGTAGACGTATCACCCTGAGACACGCGAGCTTCAATTGCTTTCCCGGAAACTTCATTACCAGGACGTCCAAGGTAGGAGTCAGCAATGCTTGATGTTTCTTTGATGTCGTTTTGTGCAATGACCATATATCGTTCGATACTGGGATCTGCAGAAATCGAATCACTACGCTGAGGAGCAGGAACAAGTGTTCCATTCAACGAGACAGGCGTGTATTGCAGTACAGGAATATTCTGTGTATTAGCCAGTTTCCAATCTTCTTCAAAATCTTCAATCTGACCCGCTGCTGCAATAAAAGAAACACGAGGAGCCAGAGCAATGCGTTCCACTTGAAGACTCGACATGTAGTTATACATGCGGTTAGAATCTTTCGAATTACGGGTAATTCCTTTATAGTCAACTTTTCCCTCGATATATGATTCCCGGCCATAAACGGGTACAATGGGTATGTATTTGCCGTTTACTGTGGTCTTTTCCAAAACCTTATTTTGACAAGTTTTGGCCCACTTAATGATTTTGACCTTGATTTTCCGTTTGCGGACAATCATTCCAGGCACAGAAAGCATGGGTTTAGTGTCGTCTGTGATATGTGACAGGAGTATAAGCTCTCCTGAGTCAAGTTCGATCAAAGTATCTTCGATGTATTCAGTCCAGAACATCTCTCCGATCAAGATACTTTCGTCACGGGTCCAGAACTTCTTTTTCGAAGTGCTGAGAGCATCTCTTTCATCAATCCCGTACTCGGCAGCTTCCGCTTTGCTGATCTGATTGACGATCAAGCACCAACGGGCGTCGGACCCGTCTTGTGTCTGAGACTGAGGATCCCAAAACACAGACCATGGATCACGTATACGATTGATAAACGGCATCATGTCGAAGGAGTCATCGGAAACGTACTGTTCATCAATGCGGAAGTATCCGACGCCACCTCGTACGGCACATTCGTAAGCCCACATATAAGCCAGTTTTGCATTCGAAACATATTCGATGTTCCGAATCAGCCCGGAGAGAGCATTCGCAGTCTTGATGTCAGCGACACCATCAACGGGTTTGACTCTGATACCGAGAGACTGTTGTTTTGCCCCGTTTACGATACGATAGACGAGAGGTTCGATCTTGTTTACGACAACGCAGGGCCGTTTATTGAGATGCGATTCACGTTGGGTCTTGATGTCCGAAGGCCACATGTCTCCGAGTGAGAACTTTGTGTCCTCGAGGGTATTTGAGCGAACTTCTGAGAAATAGTCTTCAGACTCGCTGTAACACGTCTCGAAACATTCTAGGATGTCGTCGTCATCGCGTAAAGAGTACTGATTCATCCACCCATCCAAGCTTGTTCTTGTTTTCCGCTGTGTGCGAATTGCCGTCCAACTCCGGGAGCTTCACGGTAGTTCTGAGTTTTCTCCCGAAAGACTTTTGCGATATCCAGGCCAGATACCAGAGCATAACGGGTACTATCCATCAAGTGATCATTCTTCTTGACGACTTTTCCTTTTTCGTCTCTGCGATAAAGTCTCGCTTCGGCAACCCACGGTTGGCACGACTTGAATACCTTTAATCGACCCGAGGAAAGTCTCTGCCAGAACTGAAGAAGTCCGGCTTCGACTGAGTTGTTTGCGCTTACGAGATTCAATCCCAGGCGAACGTAATCACCAATCAACTGGTGCCCGTCCTTCTGAGACCGACCGTTCGCTGCGGGATCAATGACCCCAGGAATCCAGGTCCCCGGAGCACGAATCGCCTGAGCGTGGATCGACGGTTCAGCCTGAGACCGCTTATATACATAGTACACATAAGCGACGTCAGATCCTTTGTCGTAAGCGATATGAGTCGCAGTGGTCCAGTTCCAACCCACATCCATTCCGTATACACGACCCCAGTAATCAGGGATCTTGAAGTCGTCAATGAGGTAGTCAGACTCGTTCACGGGAAGAATGGCGCCCGACCCTAGTTGGGGGATACCTTTGGATCGGGCGTCTCTCTGGAACGGAGGGATCGAGAGGAGTAACTCATCCTTCTGTTCCTTGGTTAAATGCGGAGCATCATCCCAGGTAGCCATGATCACGAACTTACTCATTGACCACCACAATACCGTCATCAGAATCAGGAATTTTACCGTTCTCCAGATAGAGCATAACGACATCAGACATTCCTTCCAAAGGAGTAAACGTGCACATTATCAGGCCGTTCGTTGTCATGGTTCGTATTACGCATTCGGTGTATATATCTAGAGGGGGTTCTTCGTCAAGCCAGACGACGTCTTGTTCATTTCCTTCAAACGCAATTCGTCGTTGATCGTACGATTTAAGATTGAGAGTAGATGACCGCCCTGAAATGTGCTTAATATAAGCGAGCTCGTAAGCATCCTGTACACCAGGCTTCGGAGTAAGTCGCTCAATGTAAGCACGAGGAATGATACCAGTGCCAATATCAGTGATAGGTCCAAGAAGCTTACCTTGAATAATATCCCGAGTAGTTTTACCGGTGTTTCCAGCAGCGATACAAGAAATCGGATACTCGAACCGACGACCTTCCCACCAGTCAGGGTATCTACCGGTAAGATGGAGAGTAAGTTCGTATCCTCCGATACCCTCAGTTTTCCCGATTCGGTTTGCAGCAAGAATACAGCGTTCACGATGAAGAGCACCAGCAGCAAAGAAGGCCATATGCTTTGGATAAAGTTCACGGCGTAGCGGTCCCTTCTTCGGGTAGTACTTCAGAATCTTGTTCATCCGGCGCCGTTCCTGCTCCATCTTCAAAAGTTCCAGGGACGGTAATCTTTCCAACAAGTTGGAGAAGGTTTGAGAGTTCTGAATCATCGAGCGTTGCCAGGTGTTCTAGGCTTGCCGAAGTACTGAGAAGGTT